TTTTTCGTTGCGACAGCCGACAACAGCAAAGGCACATCGCAATGAAATCTAAAAGAGAAATCCAAGCTGCCATCGAGCAGCTAACCGACGACGCTCAGGCATTGTCGAACTTAGCGGAAACCGAAGATCGTGAGTTCACGCAAGAGGAAACGGCGGCGTGGGATGGCATTATGTCAGCCGAAGGAACGCTGGCGGCGGCGAACTTGTCGCTCGTCAAGGCTGAGAAACTGGAAGCGGAAAAGGCTCGCTTGGCACTCGCACGCCAAGCCCAGAACGCCACGCCGCAACTGTTCGCAGGCGTGAGCATTGAAGGCAGCGGCAACACGCCGGTTGATGCAATGCCCGCGACGTATCGACGCATTGGCAAGTTGCGTGCGTTCAAAGGTGCGGAAGGCGAGCGTGACGCTTACGACTCTGGCAAGTTCTTGAAAGCGTTGCTTGGCTATACCAACGGACGACGCGACGAAGATGCCGAGGCGCATTGCCTTGGTCGTGGCTGGGATATCCGAGCCACCGCGACCGAAGGCACGCCAAGTGCCGGTGGTTACTTGGTTCCTTCGCCGTTGTCAAATGCAATCATCGACGTTCGAGACACGGCGGGCGTTTCTCGTCAGTTGTGCCGCGTGATGCCGATGACATCTGACACGCTCGACGTTGCTAAGAAAACGGCAGGCACCACGGTTTACTATCCCGGCGAGGCCGCTGCAATAACCGACAGCGACCAGACCTGGGGCAACATTTCGTTGAACGCCAAGAAGCGGGCGATCCTTTCCTACATCAGCCAAGAGCTGAGTGATGACAGTATCATTCCGATCATGGATGATCTTGCTTCGCAAATGGGATTGGATTTAGCCATCCAGGAAGATAACGAGCTTATCAACGGTGACGGCACAAGCACTTACGGAAACGTGAGCGGCTTGGTCACTGAAGTAGGATCGGCTGGAACGGAAACCGGAACGACAACCTCTGCCGATACTTGGCCAGAACTGGCAATCGTGAACTTCACGAACTGCATGGGCTTGCTTCCGTCGCAGTATTGGGGCGCAGGCGTTTCGTGGCTTTGCAGTTCGCAGTTCTACTATACCGTGATGCTCAACCTGATGGTTGATGCTGGTGGCAATGCCGTTAGCAACATCGAAGGCGGTGCGTCGGGCCAGCCTATGTTCCTGGGTGCGCCGGTTTTCTTTAGCTCGCAGATGCCAAAGGCCACAGCAGTAAGTACGATTTGCACTTACTTCGGGGCGTTTACTCATGGCGTGTTGATTGGCGACCGTGGCGGCGTTCGGATTGCTCAAAGCGATCAGTACGCTTTCAACACTGATCGCTTGGCGATTCGTGCCACGACTCGCTACGACATCGTTGCTCACGATGTTGGCGATGGCACAAATGCCGGTGGCGTATGTGCGTTGTCAACTGGTGCGGCTAGCTAGTTTAAGTTTTTCAACAATTAACCCTCGGCCCAATACGGGCCGAGGGATTTTACAGGAGACAATAATGGCAGGCTTAACTTTCTCAAAAGATATCAAGATCGTTGGAGTGCTTTCCGCGCTTGACGCAGCCGCATCAGCAGACAGGGATTGCAAAGTTGTTGACACGCTTGGCTTCAATGGATGCTGTTTCGTTTACTACAACGGCACGATGGCAGCGTCAGCAACCACGGCACTTTCCGTTAGTCGATCTAATGTTGTGGCAAGTGCTACTTCGCTGACGGGCGGTGCAGATATTGCAGGCACGCTGCAAAATCTCGTTGCGGCTGACGATGATGTGGTTCGCTTTATAGACATCGCGGTGATGGACGACACCGAGCGTTACTTGCTGCTAAAGTGCGACAAGAATGGCTCTAACAATTCCAACGAGACATGCGTTGCGTTTCTCTATAACGGATCGGAAAGCCCCGTCACGCACGGCGATGGAACTGGTAACACCGGCGGCACCGGCGCGGTGACTGGCGAGTTTTCGACCACGACAGCCGAAGGCACCGCCTAACCCCTAACCCCTTTCAGCCTGCCCGTTGCGATTCGTCGCGGCGGGCGGGTTTTTCTTACTATGAAACAAACCACCATCAGCGCGAAGTCGTCACCCGCTTGCGTTACGCTCGAAGCGGCGCAAGATGCTTTGCGTGTTCTCGGCAGCGATCTGGATACCGAAGTTCAAACTTCGCTCGATGCGGCGATTGCTTTCGTCGAGTACGAAACCGGGCGAGCTCTTCGCGTCAGTTATACCGTCGCGGAAATCTACGACGGCTGGCCGAGCGTGGTGCGGTTCGACTGGCAACCAGTAAAGTCGATTTCCTCGATAACTTATTACGACACTGCCGACGCTTCGCAGACCGTCACCAGCACGGACTACCGATTGCTGACGCAGACGAACGGCGCGAGCGTGCTTGAGTTCGATGCGGACTACAGCAAGCCAAGCCACGCGGTGCGAGCCGACGCGGTGACGATCAACTACGTGGCAGGCTACGCCGACATTGATAGCGTACCCGCAACCGCCAAGTCTGCGATCCTACTAAAGATCAAGGAACTGTTTGGCGATATGCCTGACCGCGAAGCGAAGCCGAACGAACGTAGCTTGAGGTCGCTGCTCAGTCAACTTTCGTGGGGGCCGTACAGGTGAGTATGAGCCATCGCGTTAGAATCGAGCAACCAATCCTCGGCAACGACCTCGATGGGATCCCGCATACATGGGACGCAGTGGCAATCAAGTGGGCAAACATTCGCCCGCTTAGCGGCAAGGAATATCAACAGGCGCAGCAGATGCAAGAAAGCACCACGCACACAATCAAGACGCACTTCCTTGCCGGTGCCGATTCGTCGATGCGGCTGGTGCATGGCGAACGAATCTTTGATGTCGAGAGCGTGTTGAACATGGACGAACGAAACCGCTTTACAATCTGGCGCTGCGTGGAGGAAACCTAATGGCAGTTCGCAGTGCGAAGAAAACGAGCGGCATCGTCACCGGACACGCCGAAGTTGACCGCAAGCTGGCTCGGTTTGCAATCGGCATCCAAAAGAAAGTCGCCCGTGAAGAATTGAAGAAAGTCACCAAGAAACTAATAACGGTAGCGCAGAACAACTTGCAAGCAGCAGGACACGTTGATGAAGGGAAATTGCTCAAAGGCATTAAGGACGGTGCCGGGCCTCGCAGCCGCAGCAGCATTAGTCGTATCGTGCGCACAACAGAACGCAAAGGGGAAGGGACGAACTTTGGCGGCGCTCAGATCGAGTTAGGCGGAAAGAACACCCAGCCCGATTCGTTCTTGCGAAAAGCACTTTACGATAATGAGAAGTTCTTATACGACGAAGTTATCAAGGGCATCGAACGTCATATTGGATCAATAGCGCAGCCGTTCAAATGATCGAAAAAGATATCAAGAAATACTTGCACGCATCAACCAACATTCGCGGCGTCGTTGGCAATCGAATCTACGCGGGCCGAGCCGGACAGAATGTTGTCGGTGCGTTGCTGATCGTTCGCAATGTGACCTCGCAGCGGTTCTATTCGCTATCCAACGAAGTCGGCACCAAGGAATCAACGCTCCAGGTTGACTGCTACGAGGACTCGGCAACGAAGGCTTATGACTTATCGGAACTTGTCCGCAATCGCCTTAGCGGTTACGCAGGGGCCGCAGGTGATGCGACAGTGCATCAGTCGCAGATTGTCAGCGAGCGATCCAGCACGGAAGCGCCAGAAAACAAATCAGACCGCTGGGTATTTCTTTATTCGATGGATTTTTCAATTCATCACGATTCAACTGTTCCGACTTTTACTTAGGAGACAATCATGGCTTTCCAAACTGGCCAAGGTGCGGGTGTGGTATTCGGCACGACAACATCATTCACGCCAAACTTTACGCAGATCGGCGGCCCCGGCTGGACCCGCGATTCACTTGATACATCGACGCTGGCGACGACTGGCGCACGCACGATGATTGGTGGCGACTTGTGGACAATCGCGCCGATATCCTGCACCTTTTTGATTGACGGTGCTCAGCTCTCCGATGGAGAGGACAACAGCATCGGAGACATCCTTTTTGATTCTGCGGTCGCATCCGTTAGCGAAGCAGCGATTACTGTAACGCTTGGAAATGCTTCGGGATCAACATTCGCGTCGGCAGGGCATGTTACGGAATTTCAAATGGAAGATATCACTTCTGATGCGCTGGCAGCGGCGAGCATTACATTTCAATGGGAAGATACTCCAACTATTGTGGAAAATTAAACATGCTGCACGGATTAGATATTAGCATCGCTCAGATGGCGGGACGCAAGAAAGGCGTTTACGTCACCGAGCCAGTGGACATTATATATGCCAGCCAAGGCAGTAGCGT